GCACGGGATAAACCAAGCTGCCCGTGATCAAAAGACAGATTACCTGACGTGCCTCAGATCTTCCCTTCCACCCACTTCGCCACAATCGCGCCCGGCAGTGCCTCCCGCGCAGCCTGTTCATCCCGCGCCAGATCCAGCCGTTTTGGCAGCCTGACCTGCGGCACCAACAGGAAGATCGGCACAGTGGTCCGACCGCGTCCGGTTTTTGAGCGCGAGGCGACCGCGCGCCCGCGAGTGTTCAACCGCCCCTCGGCAACCAGAAGGCTCGGCCCCGTCCGCCGATAGACAAACCGAAGCCGCAGCCCCGAGCGACGCTCCCATTCGCCGGGCGTGATGCGTCCACCACGCGCGGATTTGCCAGCCGCGGGCGTGGGTATCGCCAGCCAGAACCCGTCGCGGGAGCGGATCAGCGGCCCGGTGTCATGCGCGCCGATGATGACCGGGGCTTTCGACCAGACGAGTGCTGCGGCGCTCAGGCTGGTTCTTCCTTTCGGATACTGCTCCGAGCGGATCGTGCGCGCGAGCCGCTGACCCAGCCCCGCGCCGGTGATTTGCCCGCGCCAGGCGGTTTTGAGATTTGTGCCTGCCTCGCGCGTGGCGGTGGTGACAGCCCGTTCGCCGGCTTTGATCTCTGCTGCCATCATTGCGGCCAGTTCAGGCGTGATATCCAGCTTCAGCTTCATGCAGGCCTCAGGTCCACGGTCCAGAGCAACCGCTCGCGATCCCGCACGGGCTCCCCCTGAATATTGAACGCGTCGCCGTCGATCTCGACCCGGTCGCCCGGGCGCGGGTTTGGCACCTCGGCCGCGCGCAGATCGATGCGCGTGGTTTCAGACCAGAGCCGGGCATCGCCAAAGCCCGTGACATCATCCGCGCGGCGCATAACCACGCGGACGAGAACCGGAGTGCCACCGTCCGCAATGTATGTCGCCTCACGGGCGATGTTGGGATCAGCAAAGAGATTGTCGATGGCGGCGGCGAAGACCGACATTCGCGTATCCTACCGGTATCAGTTGCTGCTGTGCAGGCGAATGGCCAGGCGCGGACGTTTGTTCACGGGCAGGATGGAGCTTTCCGTCATCAGATCGATCCAGCGGCCCTTGGCGTCCATCATCTGGCGCGCATAGAGCGGCAGGCCGACCGTGTTGGCGGTCTCCAGCAGATTCGCAGGCCCGCCATAGGTGGTGAACGTATCAAACGTGCCCAGCGGGAAGGCGATACCCTCGCCAGTGGGGATCAGCCGCTCGGACGTGCCGTTCGAAAGCGTGACCGATCCGTTATACTCCTCAAAGAGGATGCCCGCGAAGGGGAAGGCGCGGCGCATATCATCGCGCAGCGGCTGGCCACCGGTGGCTGAGTAGAACTTATAGGCATCCTCGGTCTTGGGGTGGCTGATCAGCTTGTCGAAGAATTCCGAACTGACCAGCGCATGGGCGGTGGTCATAGTCTCACCCAGCAGATTGTCCTCGATCGCGCGCAGCGTGGTGCGCACCTTGCCCTGAACATTCGTGCCAGCAGTGCCGAAGACGAAGTCGACTGAGATCTGCGCCAGCCCGAATTCGGTGAAGTAGTTGTAGAGGGTGGTGCCCGCGCCATCCTTCACGATCCCGCGCAGCGCATTCATTTCCATATATTCGCGGGTCTGGGCGTGCTTGCGGCGCATCAGCGTGAGCTTGCGGTTCATCACCTCGACCAGCGGATCGGCCGCGTCAGAGACGCCCAAGGCGGGCATGCCCTGGATATCGGCGGGCAGGATCACATCGTCATGCGGGATCCATGGCAGGGCGAAGGACCGCATGGAGCGGGCTTCGCGATTGCCAACCGTGGCGGGGGCACCCAGTGGCACAGAGGGCAGAAGGCTCAGCACCCCTTCGCGCTGTTCGATCACGATGGAGCGTTGCGTGACGCCCTCAAAGCGGAACAGGCCGATCTGGCCGAGGCGGGTGTAGAGATTGGGCAGGATGTTGATGGCCTGCGTCATCTCGGCGAGCGAATAGCCGCCCGCGTCAAACGGGTTGCGGGTGATGGTCATGGGAGGGCGCATCATCGACGGTGGCGTCATAGGCGAGGCTCGCGCGCGACACGATCGAGGGGCCGCGTGCGACGACGATGCCAACGGCATCCGCCAATGTGGCATCGACGGCATAAAGCAGGACGGCGCTCGCAGTCTGGGCTCCGTCTGAGCCGCCCGAGGTGGCGAGCTTGTATTTGCCACTGGCGGTGATCCGGCCCAGCACAGCGCCGACCGGATAGGCGGTCCCGGCCAGCAGGGTGACGGTTTCGCGGGTGTAGTTCGGGTTGACCTCGTATTTGAGGACATGGCCCGTTGTGGCGGGTTGCTGAAGAACGGTCATGGCGGGGTTCCTGTGTCAGGGATCAAAGAAAATCCCCCGCCGATGCGGCGGGGGAGAGAGGGCAGGCCAGTTGGCTGGTCGGAGGTATCAACCGCGCGGTGAAGCGGCTGCGCGTTTCGCAGCTGCGACGATTGGGCTTTCCTTTGCCAGCGGCAGGACCGTTGAGGGCGGTGCGGCGACGATATCTCGGGCATCAGCAGCGGCGCTGGCGCGCTCCAGCACCAGCCTGCGCAAGGCCTCGGGGGCGGTGCCGTCGCGCAGCGCTTTGGCCGCGTCGATCGTGATCCCAAGACGGCCTGCCTGCGCCGCGATCTCGGCAATTTCCGCCGCTGCTTCGCGCAGCTGCGCCGAAAGCTCGGCCAGATTGCTGGTCCGCGTGGCGGTCTGCGTGGCGTTCTGCTCTGGGGCAGGTGCCGCAGCAGCGGGAGCGTCAGGTGCAGTTGGGGCCGGGACTGGAGTAGCAGGCAGGTCGTCGGCGGCATCGGTTTCACCATCGTCAATATCGGTCACTCCGATCTCGGTGTCTTGCGGGCTGTCGGCGGGGTCATTCTCGGTGGCCATGATTGCCTCCTGTCTGAGTTGGGTTGGGTTGCGGGACTGAGTTGCCGCCACGCGCTGGCTGCGCGTAGGAGAAAGGATCGGGGTGCGCGCCAGCATCTGGCGGAAGGCGGCAAAGCCCCGGGCCAGATCGGTGACTTCATCGGCAAGGCCTGCGGCCACGGCATCTGCCCCACGATAGGTCCCGGCCTCGGTCGCCATGGCGGCCTCCTCGCTCAGCCGACCGGCGCGTCCCGCCGCCACAGTTTCCGCAAAGAGAAACCGCAGCACATCGATCTCGCGCTGGATGTCACCCCGCACGGCCTCGGGCAGGGGCTGATAGGGATTGCCATCGACCTTGTGCTGACCGGAATGGATCAGCGTGACGCGCACCCCGTCCTGATCCAACTGGCCGCTGAGGTCAGCATGCAGCACCACCACCCCGATGCTGCCCAGCGCGCCGGTGCGCGGCAGCAGGATGCGATCGGCCTGGGACGCCAGCGCATAGCCCGCCGAGAAGGCGTGTTCGGCGATGAAAGCCCAGACTGGCTTGGCTCTTCGAATGGTACGAATGCGATCTGCGAGGTCGAAGACCCCGGCAACTTCGCCGCCAAAACTGTCAATTTCCAATGCCAGGCCGCGCACGGTCGGATCGTTGGCCGCTGCCTCGATCTGCGCCGCGATCCCCTCATAGCTGGTCTGACCCGAGGATTGCCCGATCCAGCCACCGCGATGGATCAGCACGCCGGATATCTCGATCACGGCGATCCCGTCGATGACGGGGTAAGGTGCATCGCCATGCTGGCGGTAGCTGTCAGCAAGGCCACCGGCGAGAATGCTGGCGCGGACGGGCAGGGTGGCCGTGCTGGTTTCCTGTGCCACTTCGCTGTCCAGCACGTCGACCCGCCGCCCCAGAATGCGCGGCCCGAGGCCGGACAGAAACGCCATGGCTTTCGAGGGTTCCATCAGCAGCGGGGTGTTGAAGGCGCGCGCGGCAATGCGGGCATGGAGCATCAGGGCTAGTCCTCGTTTGTGCGCGGGCGGTCCTCCGCGTCATCGGTACGGTTGGTGTCATCGTCATCGTTTTGGGTCGCCGCCCCTGCACTGTCCTCTGCTCCCGGCACCGCCTGCACCCCCTGCGCGGGCGACCCCGGCCGCCGGAAATCCAGACCCAGCGTCCGCTCGCGCATCCGTTCCGCCGCAATTTCGCGGTCAACCTGCTCGGCGTCATAGCCGCGCTCGGCAATGGCCTGCGTGCGGGATTTCAGTCCGGCCTCGATCTGAGCGATTTCGGCATTGGCGTCCTTCAGCGGATCGACCCAGTCCCATTTGGTTGGCAGCCAGTCGGCCGTGAGCAGTCGCGCGCGGTTGGCCTCGTAGCGAGCTGCCAGACCATGACCGAATGCTGCCAGGCCGAGACGCGCCGGCGGAACTCGATCAGGGCTAGGCGCGAATTCGAGAAGTTGCCCTTCACCATGTCATTGGCGAGATAGGGATAGGGGATGCCCAGCGCGGCGGAAATCTGCAGCAAGGTCCTGTACTGGAACGGCTCATAGGTCGCGCCGCTGTCGGCGGGCTGGCCCACCGTCACATCCTCGCCCGGATCCAGCCGTACAATCTGACCGGGGCTGATTTCGACACTATCCGGCAAATCGTCATCCTCGGCGGGTGCCAGCGGGTTCTCCGGTGCAGGCGAGGTCACGAACATCGCATACATGGCCGCGACCTTCTTCCGATCCAGCTCGGCGTCGTCATACTGATCGAGCAGAAACAGTTTCACGATGGCCGGGGCCAGTTTCGAGACCCCGCGCAGCTGGCCGCCCTCGACCGGGTCGATCACGTGGATGACCTCTGCAGCAGGCACCCGCACCACCTCTCCAGAGAGACCCGGATCGGTGCTGTCGCCGGGGTGGCGGCGCAGGAAATGATAGGCGACGCGGCGCCCGATCCGGTCGAACTCGATGCCCTGACGGATGGCATTGCCATTGGCGGCAACACCCGTCCGCTCCAGCGGCAGCATCTCGGCAGGGAGCATCTGCAGCTGCAATGGCACCGTCAGACCATCTCCCGCGCGACGTATCCGGATCCGGAAGAACACTTCGCCCGCCATGAACACCTCGCGCGCGGCGCGGCGCTGGAGCCCATAGAAATCGGTCAGCCCTTCGGCATCGGCCTCGTCGGTCCAGGCGAGCCAGAGGCGTTGCAGCTCTTCTTTGCGGCCAGCGTCTCCAATCTTCGAGATCGGCTTGATCCCATCGCCCACGGTGTTCGCCGCCCAGCTTTCGACCGCATTCACGGCATAGCCATTGTTGCGCACCAGCCAGCGGGCGCGGGCGGTGATGTCGGGCCCCGAGGCGGCGATCAGTGCGTTGACATGCGCGCGCGTCGCACGAAACCCGCGCAGGCGGCGATGATGCTGACCGGCATCGAACCCGCCGATGAAGGCGCCGAGGCGCTGCCGCCAGTTCATCACAGATCCTTCACGGAATAGGGGCGCAGCACGCGCCCAGCGCCGCGCTCGAGTTTTGCAATGCGACGTTCGACATCGCTGATCGCAGCGGCCAGTTCGGCATCCGAGCCATAGGTGATGCTCTTGCCGTCATAGTTGACCGAGCGCGTGCCGCTGTAGCGCGCGGCCAGCAGCGCGCTGTGGCGGGATTTCAGATCGTCGAGGGTCATGGTTGTTCCGGTCATTCCATGTATTGGGGCGTGCTGATCTTCCAGCCGCGGCGGCGGGGCGCGGTGATGCGCCCGGCCTGAGGTTCCGTTTTGTTCTGGGCAGCGTCCGGTGCCTCCGCACGCGCAACACTTGGCGGCTCGACTCCAGCCTGCGTCTCCAGCTGCCGCCACATCCGCTCGTCAAAGCGGTCGGCGCCGAGGATCCACGCGGCGGCGCGTGCATAAACGCGCGTGTCCAGCGCCTCGTTGCGCTCGCGCAGCTTCTGCCATTCCTGCCTTGCATAGCCGCGCTTGTCGCGGATCGTGACAAGCTGCTCCGCGACCAGCTGTTTCAGCCATTCGCTGTCCGCCCAGTCGGGCAGGTGGATCGTGCCGGCCGGGATCGACGCATCAGGGTCCGACGGCCGCTCGATCCGCAGATACCGATAGGTCTCGGCCTTGAATGTGGCCGTGGCGACCGTCCAAAGGCGAGCGCCACGCTTGAGCTTCCGGCCATTCACGGTCGCATCGACATAGGTCGGCCCCGAGACGGGCGTTGCCCGGTTAAAGCCTTCGAGGCCTTTTACCGGTGCTACTTGCGCAATCCCCTGCGCCCGCGCCCAGGCATAGACGGCGGAGGTCTCATACCCGGTATCGATGGCCAGTTTGGCCAGCGTCATGACCGATCCATTCTCATGCACCCATGTCTGACTGAGCAGGGCCGTGAGCTTATCCCAGCAATCCGGGTCGTCTGGTCCGCCCGGAATGACGATGTGATCGACCAGCCAGCTTTCCAGCCCACGGCCCCAGGCCCAGATATCGACCTCAATCCGATCCTTCTGCACATCGGCACCGGCGGTCAGGAACAGCCCGCCTGCCGGGATCTGTGCCTGGAAGGTGATGCGCCGATCCGCCAGCCGCTGCCATTCCGGGGCCTCGCCCGACTCCACCCACGTCTCGCCCAGAAGCGTGTTGCGCGCGGCGCGCAGCATCTCATCCGAGCCCTGTGCGGCCAGCCAGTCCCGCGCGATCTGCTCCCAGCTCTTCCAGCCGATGGGCGAATAGAGCGCCGAGAGGTGGAAGCCAATGGCATTGGGGTTGCTAGAGACCGCTGTTGCCCGCCATTCGCCCCGTTCCAGCATCTGCGTCTTGTGGTGCTCCGCGATGGGTTTCTCACACCCTTCGCAATAATAGGCAGAAGTGTCGGGCCGCCCCTTGTCCCAGCGAAGGCGCTCGAACTGCAGCCATTGGCTGTGGCCGCAATGCGGGCAGGGGACAAAGTAGCGGCGCTGGTCAGAGGCCTCGAACTCCCGCTCGATCCGGCTGAGCCCCCGGATGGTGGGCGTCGAGACCATGAACACCTTGCGCCGATGCGCGAAGGTGGTGGTGCGCGCTTCGGCCAGCGTGACCGGATCGCCTTCTTCATCGGCCGAGGCCGGGTAGGCGTCGACCTCGTCCAGAAACACATAGCGCGCGGGCATCGACCGCAGGCCGGTGGCCGAGTTCGCACCCGTCAGCACCAGAATGCCGCCTGGGAATTCCTTGGACAGCATCGAATTGCCGGCATCGCGCGAGCGGGCAGGGCTAACGCGCTCCCTCAATGCCGCACTGTCCTCAATCAGCGGGTCGATACGACCGCGCGATGTTCGTTTCGCCATTTCCACCGTCGGCAGCACCGCCAGCATCGGCCCCGGCGCGTGGTGGATGACAAAGCCGATCCAGTTGTTGCCAGCCTCTGTTGCGCCGACCTGCGCGGCCTTCATGAAGCTGATGCGCTGGATGCCGCGCAGATAGGGCGTGCGGGTTGTGCGATACCGGCCGGGCTCGGCGGACGCACGCGAGCTGAGCCAGCGATGCGCATCGGCCCATTCCGACACGGTCAGATCCGCATCGGGCCGCATGCCTCGCCGCCACGCACGCAGGATGTCCTCGGCCCCGTCGAAGCCGAGGTCCAGATCCTCGGTCAGATCGCCGTCTTTCAGGCTGTGACCATTGTTTCCTTCATGCAAGGCTGACCCGGAG